ATAAATCTTACAGTTTCTCCTGTTGCTTTATTCATTTCGTTGTCTGACTCTTTAATCTTTCCGCCGATTGAAAAACCTGAAAGTGTTCCATCAAGAACTTTTTCCCATGTATCTTGTGCGCCCTTTGAAATGTATGAGGTTACATAAACTCCATTATAAAATTCTTTTGATTTTTGGTCATAGTATGTCTCTGGCTTAAATGATACAACCTTACCGACTGCCATTGGCTGATGCATCTCTCTCAAGTTTCCTCTGAAAGCTTCAAATGCTTTTAAGCTTGCTTCAGCAGTAACAACATCTCCTGTTTGATCAACATTATCTAATGTTGCAAATCCAGACACGGTTCTGTTCTCTCTGTTTACTTTTGTAAAGGGAACAGATAAATGAAGATTTTGGCCGTCAGAAGACCACTGGCTTTTTTCTATGTTCATATGCTTAATTTTATACTTATACATATAAAAAGGCAAATCGTAGTTGATTGGATTTAGTCGACTCGGCTTCCGTCGCCTTTGGCATTTCTGCCTTCTCCAACTTTATCTGATGAGGCAGCTGACCTTGCGGAATCTCTGGCTCTAGTTTTTCCAGCGGTAGCTTTTTGATCGGCTGCTTGCTGAGGTTTTAATTCAACCATTTCGTCTCCGCCATCTACTGGAATTAATCCCTTTCTAATTCTAACTTCATTAGGGGTAATTACCTGCATTCTAAGATATCTTTCATCTATTTGAGATTGAGTATCTTCATCTGTAAGAGTAAGCTCTTCAAATTTAATTTTTAGAGCGTCAGTCTTTTCTTCAATAATTGAATTAATTCTTTTCTCTAATCTCATTTGTGCTGGACGACAAACCTGCTCTTTAAATGTTTTGTCTGCGTCTCTGGCATTTGCCAAAGATACTCCCTCTGGAACACCAATTTTATTAATTGGGACTCTGTGGGCAAGCAATATTTCGTCTCTATTTGACTGTCTGTAAATATTAAATGATGACTCTTGGGCTCCAGCCTCGACTGGCTCCATTTTAAATTCAACTTTATTATCCTGTGTGTCTGCTGGCAAGGGTATATAAAGGGATCTGTGGTTTTTGCCTTTTAATCCAACCTGGAAAAATTCAAGCAATTTTCTTTCTGACTCTGGTGAAAGCTTTGCTCCCTTTACGGTAATAATATATCTTGGGACCGCCTTGTTTTCAAAGTAATCTAGGTTATATCTTCCAGCAAATTCGTTTCCAGCCAATGACATTTGAGCTGCAACAATATCTGGGATACCGTAATAGTTATTCATTGGAGTATACTTCTTCAAATGAATAATCTCATTTGGTCTATCTTCTGATTCTCCAATTGGGTTTACGGTTTCTGAATCTCCAAAGTTTCTAAAGAAAACAGCCTTGCCGTAAAGCAATTGCATAAAGCCATCTCTTAGTCTTCTAACACGCATTGTCTTAGCTGGGATGTGTCCTATATACCCAATGTCTCCGCCTGTAGTTCTTCCAATTTCAATATATCCGTTGCCTGTTGCCTCTAAGTCTGTATATACCTTTATAAGAGTCTCTGTAAAAGTATCTTCATCGTTCGTTGCATCTAGCCAGTCTTGTAAATCCTGCTTTAATTTATTTAGCTTTCTACGTGCTCTGTCTAATTGCTTATCATCTGATATTGCATCAAGGGCATCGTTTGTCTTTCTTGTTTCCATAAAGGAATATCCAAGACCGACAATGTTTGCAACTTTTGCATTGATAGCAGCGTAGTTGTAAGTTGAAACCTCATAGATTTGAGATAGGTATTCTAGGTTATATACTGGCTGAACAAGGTCAAACATTGCATATCCAGTAACCGCAGATTGCAATAGATTCTGTTGTGTTCCCGAACCATCTTTACCAGTAAATGATTTTGCAAAGTCTCTGTTTACTTTTCTTTTAAAGTTTGTTCCTAAACCTCTTACTTTTTTAAGGTCATCTATACCAATACCAAATGGGTCTGCATGCTCTTTTTCTTTTTTAAATGAAAATAGATCTGAGCTATTTTTAACAGATACCTCGTATGTATCTTCTGTTCCGTCTTCTAAAAATTGTGTCATGTTACTGATCCCCCTCGTAAAACTTGGTCTTTATATTCTCCGATATCAAGAGGGTCTGGTGTAAGTCCCCATTTAAGTCTTTGGTTTTGATATTCAAACTCTTCGTCATCAATCTTTCTTCTTCCAGACAAAAACTTTGGCTTTCCTTCATATATCCCATAGTGTCTTACGGCATCAGCTAGAACGTTCATTCTAGATCTATTTCCTTTTACGGATGTTATCGAAAGGAAATTGCCATCATCGTCTCCGATCCATCTACCATCTGGCATTTCCCATACGTATATGCCTAGGCGTGTTTCTTCAACAACTTCGCTTTTTTGGTTTAATATTTCCATATGTAAACAGTTTATCATTATTCTTAGCAAAAGTCCAGCCTTGATACCACGACAATGCACTTTTTTTAAAAATTGTGCAACCTACTGGTCAAGTGACCTTATGAAGTACGAGGTTCCATCCTGGCCCTGGACACTTTCAGATATAGTTACTCCTGGGTCAGTTACAACCTTTGAATTATCTGAGCAGTAGAGTCTATAGTTACTGATTGCTTCTGCAGACGTAAATGCCTTTTCATAAAAAGCTATATTATTGTATATGTTTGAAGTTCCATACTCTGTATCTAATTGATTTTGATTAAACTTAATATTCAAAGCGGGTTGGGCCAATACTATTAATATATGATGTGAAACGTCATTTAGCAAAAATGTGGATATGTTTGTTTCCGATGTCCTATTTATACCATTTACGTATATAGCAGAAATTCCAGCTTTTGTTATTACTCCGTTTGCCCCCCATTTAATTGATGAAGATGCTGAAGAAAATAAAACATTTTGTCCCGCCCGTGGGGTAAAGAACATCTCTACTGTTCTTGGCTCTATTGGCAAATCCACAGAGAAGCCGTGACCCGAATACATTGAAAGCCCATTATATTTATTTTGCATTCTTACTGGATAATTATACTGTCCTACTGAATAGTCGTATGCGGAGTATATTTTTGAGCCATAGTTGTCTGCGTAAAAATCTTTATTAGAATACATATCAATTTCTAGTTTGTCAAAGTAGGGTAGGTCAAAAGAAGAATCTTGCGTGGTCATTGTTACTCTTATGTCTAATATCGGGCTTCCTGAGTTCTGGTTTTTGTTATAGTATGGCATTGGAGAATTATTTTTGCAAACTGCCCATGGCTGATTTGGGATTTGTACTTCAACCAAAATATTATCTACATCCTGCCCATAAGAAATTCTAGAGGATACTATGTCTTCTGGATTTGATAAATACAGTCTTTCTTGAAAAGAAAATGTTTTTGTTTCTATTTCACTTGTTTTTTCAAACTCAATTCTGTTATATTCTAAATTATAATATGCATCTCCAGAGGCGAGATCTTCTAATGCTTTTATTCCAGGATACCTGTACGAAATATCTGGTCTTACTGAAGCTAAGTTTAATGAAAAAAGAATTCCATTATTTGGGTAAACAATTTGTGAGTATTTTATCTCCTTGTATCCAACAAAATAATGATTTAATATTTTTGCTTCTTCTAGCTTATAAGAATAAATTGCAGCAGAATCAACAATAAATTTTTTGCCTGGATTTGCTGGACCCAAAGATAAGTTTAGGCTTGTATTAGTAAACTTAAATCCATTATCAACTGGGCTTTCAGAAACAATCTTCCCATTTACATATAAATATATATTGTCTTTAGAAAATATTCCCACAACATGCATTGCTTCATTTTTTGTAACTTTGTGCCAAACAGATTGAGTTTCGCTGCATTTAAAAATAATATTTTCATTTTTATAAAATAGCCCAATTGAATTCTCTGCGTCTCCCATAATAAGATATTCTGCGTTGTCATCTTTATCTGGGCTAAACCATATTTCAAATGCAAAAGGTCCATCTGGATTTCTATTCATTCCAAGACCTAGTGCTTTTAGGCTTATCTGAGCATCTTCATTTATTTCTGTTCCCCTTACTCCCGCCCCTATAATAGGAAGAACTTCCATGGCTGAAGTATTAATTGCATAGCCTTCCATAGCATTTCCAGTGTAATCAATTATTGGAAGCCCGCTTACTGCGGCATATGAAATGCCGTTATCTTTTAAATCTTGGTATGTTGGATATAATGTAGTTAAATTGCTGTATACACCAGCTTCCCCAGAACGAACTTCGTCTAATAAAAAAAATGCAACTGGGTTATCTTTTAAGACAGTATATTTATATGACATGTCTTAAATCTCTTCTAGGGCTTTAACTCTCGCTGTAAGCTCTTGTACTGCTTTAATAAGTGGGGCAATAAACTGATCATATCTTAATGCCTGCATAGAATCTGCTTCTGACATATCCAGCTTTACCCAACCAGCAAAATCTGCTACTCCAGATGCATCTAAAACTTCTTTTACCTCTTGTGCAATAAGTCCGTAATGAGTTCTTGATCCAGGTATAGAAACTAAATCACCATCAACTATTTCTTTACCGCCTTCAATAAACTTATAACTTACTGGATTTAAATCGTTTATAAAATTAAGACCGAGTGTGGAGCTAACTATATCTGTCTTTAGTCGCTGATCTGATGTAGCAACTGTTCCAGTATTAGAATATATTGTTTTCCAAAATCTATTTGAAGTAACTCCTGAAGGAGCATCAATTGGCTGACCAATTGAGTATAAGTTATTTGCAAGTGGGTACCAGTTTGAATTTACTCCATACCCTACCGTAGTTGGGATATTTAAAGATATTGTAGTTGGTACTGGATCTATTGTTGCGCTTGATCCAGGAATTCCTTGCGGGCCTGTTGCTCCAGTTGCTCCAGTTGCGCCTCTTGGAATTGTAAATGCAAATACTGCTGCTGTTGAAGTTCCAGTATTTGTTACTGATGCATTTGTTCCAGGCAAACTAGTGGTGGTAGTTCCTACTGCTAAAGTAGTTGGGCCCTGCGGCCCCTGCGGTCCAGTTGGGCCAGCGGGCCCTTGTGGCAAAACTAAATTTAATGTCTGTGTTGGTGATGTGCCAGTAATTGTTGCTGAGGCAGATCCGCCTTGCTCTACTGTTCCAATGCTTAATACATTAGAAGGGCCTGGACCACCAATAATTCCATCAATACCTCTTGGTAAAGTTAGATTTAATATAGCTGCTGATGCTGTTCCAACATTAACAACAGATGCTGGAGTAGAAGCGCTAACTGTAGTTACAGAGCCTACTGATAGGGTTCCTGAAGGCCCTTGTGGGCCTGGATGAGCATCTAGGTAGGCATCTACGTCAGCAGCAAGGTATCCGAGGTCTCTGGGTACGTCTGGGGTGTCTGTGTATACTGGGTATCTAAAGCCCTTGCCTGTTGTGCTCATTTTTTTATTATACCACCTATCTATTTAATATATACGTGTGCTGGACTCATGTATCTTGTTCCAGAAATAATAGGTTTTACTTCGTGGATATATGGCTCTTGAGATGGAAACATTATTAAGCTTCCAGCTGCTGGCTTTAACGTAACATTTTGATTTGGAAAATGAATTTCTCCACCTTCGTAGTCGTCATTTATATAAGTTACAAGAGAGAAGGCTAAGTCTTTATTTCCATCTTGACCATCAAAGTGTGGGCCCATTGATTGTCCTTGATTCCATTTTTTAATTGGAATTTGATTTATTTCTAAATTGTAATTATTTTTATCTAATCCGTGACTCGCAAAATACCTATCTGAGCACATTTCAGCTGCCATGATAAAGCTGTTTGCAATGTACAATGTTTTTTTATCAACTGCGTCAGAGCCAGTAGTTTCTTTTAGCTTAGATCTAAATATATTTTTTGTTGCGCCATAAATTAAAGACTCATCATTACTTGCAGACCAGTTTTCCCATTTTGAAATTCTTGAATATGATTCTGGAATAGAATCTATTTCTTCTATAAAGCTATTTAATTCTTTTGGATAGCTAAGAACATTTTCCCAATACCAAATATTTGGGTCTAGTGCGTGTACGTTAAACATTGTAAATTGTTTAAAATCAACATCGTTTTGCATATTAGCCTTCCACTTCAGAAGCTGGGTATTGTTCTCCTCGTGGAGTTATTCTTACTCCTCTTTTTCTATAATCTTCCCATTCTGCTGCCTCATCTTTTTGAATTGCTCTGACTTTTGCAAGCTCTTCCGCCCAAGCATCTCTTACTTCTTGCGGATAATCGCTTTCTTCTCTATCGTCCCAAAATGAACCAAGGGTATATCGAATAGACTTTTTGACAGTTGTAACCTCATGCATGTTATCAAATCCTCCAGCAAAAGTTACAAGGGTTCCCGTCTTAGGAACAATTGTAAGCCCATGTTTAAAGTTTAAAACACCATCTTCAAAGTCGTCATTTAAATAAAGGAATGTTGCATATCTGCTTCTAGTAAATGCACCAGATACACCATCATTAGATGTGTTATCAGAATGCATATTTGCAAATGCTCCTGGTGCCCATCTTTGAGAGTGCCAGCTTATTTGAGACATTTGTTCTGGAGATTTACCAGCCATATCTGCAGTTGCGTTTATAACTCTCTGTCTTAAGTCTTGAAAAAAATCTCCTGGAAGACCAGAAGCAATTGTATCTGGATCATTTAGCTCTGGGGTTCCAGATGAATATGATTCATAAAATGAAATTGGCATCCATCTAAGTTGATCCTTTTCCATTTTGATGGCCAAAACATCTATGATAGATTTACACTCATCTGGAGTTAAAAAATTATCATACTGTACGATATCTGGCTTGTGTCTAGTTATAATCATATTTCTTTCCATGTTATTTACCTTTGCCCTTGTTTGTGCTCATATAGTCTTCGTATGATATAGGCTTGCCGTCTGCAAAATAAACCATATTTCTTTTATCGTCGTGGTCTATTCTTTCTTGTTCCATTTTTGCCCATCTGTAAGCACCAAATTTTCTTTGATTCGCAAGCCATTCTTCTGTGCCATTGTGTGGAGTCATAATAAAGTTTCTGACAAAGAATTTTTCATTAGTGTTAATTGTTTTTACTCCATGAAAATATGGCTCTGTAGATGGAAAAACCAAAATGTCTCCTGCTTGAGGCTTGTGATTAATAAGATTTCCATCAACATAAAACTCAATGTCTCCGCCTTCATAATCATCATTAATGTACATGGTACATGTTATAGAAAACTTATCTCCAGGCATATCTTTTTGAGAGGTTATATGGTCTGTATGATATTGCATTGTCATGCTATTATTTAGCGTATCAATGTTTGCGTGATATTTTGAATAGGAGCAACCACTAAAATGCCATCCGTCTGGCAAATCAATGCCGTGTCTTTCTACATAATCTAATACAACCTTGTTGTAAGCTTCTTCAACTTCTTCAACAAATTGTTTTTCTTTAATAAACATCTCTTCTTTTTGAATTTCAGCAGAAACTTCTCTTGGGTCCTTTTTTTGTGTGTATGTTCCAAAGTGCGCCCACGGATCCCATGTTTTTAAAAAGTACTTTCCTTCTGATGTCTTTTCAGATTCATTCATTACTGCATATAGCTGGTTTGGGTCTTTTAAAACATTTCTATAGATATCTACTTTTGGATAAAGCTCTACATATTCTAATTTACTCATGGCTGTTTTTCTCCTGTATGTTTTTTTATAGTCCAAAAAAATGGTGATGTAAACCTATTCCCAGACTTTACTGGGCGGACTCCATGCGTATAATTCATATCGCCTGGGAAAAAATATGCTGCTCCTGCAACTGGTTTAAACTCAATGCCATGCTGAGGGAAATAAAGTTCTCCTCCTTCATAGTCATCGTTAAAATAAAATAATCCAGCTAAATCATACCATGGGAAATCGTTAGCCCTTCCTTTTTCTGGACCAGCATGAAATTCTTTATCTGCATGGGGTTCTTGTCTTGCGCCAACAGGCCAACGAACAATTGCTGGACCAGTTTCTTTTGCATCTACACTAAAAAATGCATCTACTTCTATTTTTAATCTATCGATCATACTGTAGATAAGCTCAAGTATGCCTGGATCGGATGCCATAAGAGAGTTATAAGTACATACTCTGTCTTCCCAAATTTTATGATCATATAAAACTAGTCCGTCTGCATCACGATGAGTTTCTGTTATATCCCAAATTTTATTGTTTAAAGCAAAGTCCATAAGTCTTTCTCTTTCCGCCAAAGAAAGGAAGTCTTTAATTTCTATAATATTGGAAGAAGAGTTTCCAAAAAAGCCAGAGGGGGTTATAGATATAGGAGCATTATTGCCCCAGTCGTTTGATGGTTTCATTTGCTTCCTCCTTTATTCATTATATCATTATTTGTTTTTAGTCTTATTGCCTTTACTTGGTGAGATCCAATTTTTCTCTTTAAATGATCTACTGCATCTCTATAAAAATTGGACCATGTTGCGGTTCTATTTAAGTCATATATAACATTAGAATATTCTGTAGAGTCAAACAAAGGCTCTGGGAGAGATGATAATTCTTTAAACTGCATCTCTGAGTTATTAATTGAATCTAAATTTATTGGCATTACTGATATTACTGGGGTTCCAGCTTTAATGGTTATAACTTCATTTGCTTTTGTTATCATCCAGGCTGCTGGTAGCTCTCCTCTATAAAAAGATGTACTGATTAATGTAGTAAAAGGGGTTGCGCCATCAATAAAAAGATTGGGTACAGGCATAGACATTAAAGTTGAGTTTTCGTCAGTCTTAAACATTATTCCAGTATTAAAGCTGATTGTTGCATTTGCTCTACCAGCATATGCATATTTTTCTCCAGACAATATTTTTACATGATCTGGACTGCTATCTGTAATTCCATCCCAAATAAATGATATGTCTTCTGGAAAAGATATACCCCAACCCAATTGATTAGTTAGGCTGACTGGGAAACACTTATAGGCATGTGCGTCAAATGTTTGATCCATCCAGTCTCTCTTTACTGATAGAGGGCTAACTTGGCCAAACCCTTCTCTAACAAAGTATGCCTCTATATTATACATTTTAGTTCTTGCCAGCTTGTGCGTCTTGCTCTAACCAGTTAGCTCTCATCTGCATAAACTCTTGTCTATGAGCATGATCATTATAATCTAGCATAGTTACAATTGAAACCTTCATTCCAGAATCAACTGGCATTGCCCTGTGTGAAAATAAATATGTTGATGGGAATATATATAGGTCTCCAGCTTTTGGCTTAATATCTAGATTAAGCTTAGGGAAATATAAGTTTCCGCCTTCATAGTCGTCGTTTACGTATGCAACTAATGAAACTGTAGCGCTATAAGAGAACCCATGGTCTGCATGCTCTTGGAAATGTTGTCCCTTTCCATATTTGATGCAGTTCATTACTTCCCAGTAATCCATTTTTACATTATACATTCCGCAATAGTCTTCAACAGCTGGGGACTGTGATTTTTTTAAATCTGTCCACAAACTAGAAACTAATTGCTCTGTTTTAGATCTAGGGTTTTTAATTTCTCCGACTTTAATGTCTTCACAGTCTCTGTATGATGGTCTTTTTTCGCTATACCCAACAAAGCCAAACGTCCATGCGTATCTTGTATCGTTCTCGCTTATGGCAGATTCGCCAATTTCATTGAGCCTATTAATAATATCAAGGTCGTTCTTAATTACATTTCTGTAAACCCATACGCCTGGGAAAAGCTGTTCTTTAGAAGAAAAGCTAAAAGATTCATTTATATTTGTCATATACAAATTGTATCATTTATATTTATATAGCACAATAGCAAGGGTTGCCCCTTGCTATTGTTTTGTATATTATTAATACGATCTGATAAAACGTGAGCCAAATGTTGGTGGCGCAAAGAAGCTTGGTGGCGCAAAGAACACTGGCGGTGCAAAGAACCCTGGTGGGGCAAAGAACACTGGCGGTGCAAAGAACCCTGGTGGGGCAAAGAACACTGGCGGTGCAAAGAAGCTTGGTGGGGCAAAGAACCCTGGTGGGGCGAAGAAGCTTGGTGGAAAGAATGGTGGGAAAAACGGTGGTGCGAAGAAAGTAGGTGCAAGTGTAGTAACAGTATTAGTGTTATTTGATGCAGCTGATCTTCCATTAGCATTGTCTGCATATACGTTATAGTATTGAGATGTATTTGCAGAATCTGCAATTGATACAGATAAACCAGTAGTATTTCCAGTTGTTGCATCATTTCCAACAACATAGTAGTTTGTGATTGCAGTTCCACCAGTTGCTGGCGCTGCCCACTGAACTGTGTTTGCATTAACTCCTGCTGTTGCAGATGCACTTGTTGGAGCAGAAGGAACTGTTGTTGCTGTTGCTGTTGCAGCGTTTGAATCGGCTGAAGTTCCATAAGCATCTGCTGCTCTTACTGTATAAGAGTAAAGTGTGGCTGATGTTAGTCCAGTATTTGAATAAGTTACTGTAGGGTGAGAAACTGTTGCAATTTCTGCTCCACCACGCATAATCTTATATGATGTTGGAGTATTTGCTCCAGTTGGTGCAACCCATGCTAGATCAATACGCCCATCGTTAAATGCTCTGTTAGCTCCAACATTTGTTGCAGTTAAGCCAGTTGGAGCATTTGGTCCAATGAAGTTGTCTTGTGCGGCGGCTTTATTACCTATATTTTTTGACATTTTATTCTCCTATTTTCCAATTATGCTCTTAGGTCTCCAGCTAACAACCATGTTGTTGCTGCAACCTTAGTGGCTGTTACTGATGAACTTGTTGTTCTTAATGTTGCACCTGGTGTCGCAAGAATTGTAACTCCAGATCCAGTTATATTAGCACCAGTTCCTGCTGACTGGTAGAAGCTGATTGAAGAACCGATTTCATACTTTGCATTTCCTGTTGCTTCAAAGCTGACGTTTACTGCTCCTGATAGAGGAACTAGTGAATCTCTTACTGCTGCATCTGTTCCAAGCGCATCTAGTGTTGTGCTTGCTGAAACTGCTGTGGCAATTGATGTGAGAGAAGGTACGCCTGCCTTTGTCTGAGTCTTATCTGCAAACGCTACTCCTGCTGCTGCAACTGTTACTGTTCCAGTAAATGTTGGTGAAGCAATTGGTGCTTTAGCTGCTAAGCTAGTAGTAACTGTGCTTGCAAAGTTTGCATCATCTCCGAGTGCTGCTGCAAGCTCATCAAGTGTATTGAGTGCTGCTGGAGCTCCTGTTAGTAATGCATTTACTTGTGAAGTTGCATCTGCAATTGCTTCTGACTTAGCAGTTGCGATTGCTGAAGCCTGTGCTGTAGAGACTGGCTTTGATGCATCTGCTGTATTATCAACATTTGCAAGTCCTACTGAAGACTTTGTAAGTGCTGCTACTGCAGTTGCAATCTTTGAATCTGCTGCTGTACCTGCTGCTGTAATTGCGTCTGCTTCTGCTGTATCAGCGTAAGCCATTGTTGCAAGTGCTGCAGTATTTGCAATGCCGTGAACATTTTCAGTTAATGCTGCGTGTGTTGAATCTGCTGTTCCAAGGGCTGTTAGCTGTGTTTGAAGTGAAGATGTAACACCATTTAAGTATCCCATTTCAGTTGCATCAACTAGACCGATTGTTGTTGTTGCTGGAAGAACAACTGCACCAGTAAATGTTGGTGAATCAATTGTTGCTTTTGTAGCTAGGGCTTCAGTTAATCCAGAAATCTTTGACTGAGCTATTCCTGCTGCTGTTGCAATCTTTTCATTTGTGATTGCTAGATCTTCAATTTTTAAAGTAGTAACTGCTGAATTTGCAATTTTTGCAGTACTTACTGCAGCATCTGCAATCTTTTCGGTAGTTACTGCAAGTGCAACAATTTCTGCAGTTCCTACTGCGTCATCATTTAGATGTGATTGAGAAATTGTGTTTGCTGGAATTTTTGCTGAAGTTACAGAAGCATCTGCAAGCTTTGCAGTTAAAATTGCACCATCTGCAATTTTTGCAGTACTTACTGCAACATCTGCAATTTTAGATGTATCAATTGCACCATCTGCAATTTTTGCAGTAGTTACTGAAGCTGCTTGAATCTTAGCTGTTCCAACAGAATCATCAGGTACGCTAGCCAATTTGGTATTAAGCTGTGCCTGGATTGGTGAAGTAACTCCTCCTAGGTGCTGAATTTCTAGATTTGTAACTGATCCAATTCTTGCTGCATCTGCATACAAAGTTCCTAGTTCTAGCTTATCTTTTGTATATGTAGTGAAATCTACTGTTGTGCCAGGCTCTGATGTTACTCCTGAGAATAGTTTCCAGATTCCTTGATCTGAAGCATCACGAACAAGACCTGCATGCTGGTATGTGCCATCATTAAATGCTGCTACAACTCCAAGGTCAAGTGAGTTTGACTGATTGCCATCGCCAATATAAATCATTGGGTCATCAATTGTAACGCTTGTTGAATTTACTGATGTGGTTGTTCCATTTACAGTTAGGTTTCCACTAATAGTTACATTGTTTGCTGTTACTACACCGCTTGAAGTTACATCTTCTGCCATTACTGTTGCTGCAGATACTGTTCCTGATGTATTAATATTTGTTGTTAAAGTATTTAAAGGAAGCTGTGCTTGTGGAACCTTGACATTTGCGTCTAGGGAAGCAACTCCATTCATTGCTCCTCTTTCTGTTACCTCTAGGTAATCTGAAAGAGAGTTATTTACTCCATTTACTGCAGAGTCTGTATATGCTGCTGCTGCTGCGGTTGCTGAAGCAAGAGTTGCTGAAGCCTTTGCGCTTGCATCTGCTGAAGCTGCTGCAATTGCTGCAGCTTGTGCTGCTGAAGCCTTTGTGCTTGCATCTGCTGCTGCGGTTGCTTCTGCTGCAGTCTGTGCAGTCCCTGCTGCTGTTGTAGCAAATGCTCTTGTTGAAACTACATCTGTATCAACAGTTATAGTTATTGTATTTGCTCCATCGTTATAAGTCTTTGTTAAACCTGCACCCATTGTAAGGGCTGTGTTGATAGCGTCTTGGGAAATTTCACCAATTGCTACATCTGAGTTGTTGGCATATGCAAGGGCAGTCCATGTAGAAGACCCGTTACCAAACTTAAATAAATTAGTGTTTGTTTCAACACCCATTTCACCTGCAGCCAATACTGGATTTGCTGCGGTCCATTCTGAAGCTAAACCTCTACGTACTTGAATTCTTACTGTTGACATTATGCCACCCCTTTTATTTGATATATTGAAATTATAGCATTTAAACCATTACAATTAAGCATCATGCTACTAATGCTCCTGAATCAAAGGTCATTCCAAACTCAGTAGTTGAAGCGTCTCCTCCAGAAACATACTTGCTTGTTCCTGATGGTGTAACTCCATTTGCCTGAATAATATATGTTGGCTGGCCATTGTAATCAATCGCCAAACCTACATCCATAAATGAAAGCATAGTGTTTTCATTTGGAATTTCTGAATACAAAGCTATAGGCTGCCAAGATCCATCAATCTGGACTTGTAGCCTTTTTGTTGTTGTATCAAAAGATATTGGGGCTGTTCCTAATACGATATTAGAATCAAACGTTGCAGTTCCTGCTACATTTAACCCATTCTTTACTTTAAAGTTCTTATCTACTGTTGCCATTTAAGTTCACATATCCCCTAATTGTTTATTGTGGGGGATTTTTAAGGAATCCCCCAAAACCTTTATTTAATTATTTAACAAGTGTTCCAGATACTTTGATTGTTGAATCATTTACTGGATTTACTCTTATTCTTACATTTGATCCTGATACATCTGCTGTAATAGTTCCTCTTGATCCATTAGTTCCGACAATTGCATATTCTGTAATTGCTACGTTGTCTGATGAGTCTAGTGTTACTAGAATTTCTGATATTTCATTGTGTGTTGCATTATCAATCTTAACAAGGAACTTACCTGAACGGTAGTCTGCCTTTGGCCACTCATAAGCAGTTACTATAACTGATCCAAGTGATGTTGATGAGGCTGCAATTTGCTTAGCCTGGTCGTTAACATTTAATGCTGTGAAAGATGTTGTTCCAGCTTGCTGTGCTGTATTGGCTGCTGCTGCAGTTGCTTCCGCTGCTGCTTGAGCTGCGTTAGCCTTTGTAGTAGCGTCAGTTGCTGCTGCTGCAATAGCTGCTGCTTGAGCTGCGCCTGCTTTGGTTGTAGCGTCAGTTGCTGCTGCTGCAATAGCTGCTGCTTGAGCTGCGCCTGCTTTGGTTGTAGCGTCAGTTTCTGCTGCTGCAATAGCTGCTGCTTGAGCTGCGTTAGCCTTAGATGTTGCATCTGCTGCTGCAGTTGAAACTGAAGCTGCATCGCCTGATACTCTTAGGGCTGCTTCTGCGGCTACCTTGTCTGTTGCATCTGTAGCTGATTCTGATTTAGCGGTTGCAATTGCTGTTGTAACATCTGCTGAGTTAGCTTTGAGAGCAAGTGCTGATGTTAGTGTTGTTGTGTAGTTAGCATCATCATTGATTGCTGCTGCCAATTCATTTAATGTATTAAGAAGTGCTGGTGCACCGTCTACTAATGAATCTACTGCTGCTCCAATTGCTGTATTACGGTTTGAAACCTCTGTTGAGATTGCAGATGTTAGTGCTGCTGCTGCTGTTGCTTCTGCTCCAGCCTTTGCTGCGTCTGCCTTTGTAGTAGCATCTGCTGCTGCTGCAGAGATAGCGGCTGTTTGCGCTGCATTAGCCTTTGATGTTGCGTCAGCTGCTGCAGTTGAAACTGAAGCTGCGTCGCCTGATACTCTGAGGGCAGCTTCTGCAGCTACCTTGTCTGTTGCATCTGTTGCTGCTGCAGAAATTGCTTCTGACTTAGCAGTTGCTGCCTTTGATGTTGCGTCAGCTGCTGCAGTTGAAACTGAAGCTGCATCGCCTGATACTCTTAGGGCTGCTTCTGCGGCTACCTTTGTAGTAGCGTCAGTTGCTGCTGCAGTTGTTGCGGCTGATTGTGCTGCGCTAGCTTTTGCGCTTGCATCTGCTGATGCAGTTGCTTCTGCTGCAGACTGTGCTGCTGCTGCTGCACCTGCTGCATCAAATACGCCAGATTTTACGGATAGTTTTCCAGCTCCGCTTACTTCAAGTTGGGTTGCTTCTACTGATTTTACAAGAGTAGCGCCACCAACAAGATTGAGAATATAACTATCTCCACCTGTTTCTGTAAGGATGTTTTGGCCATTGATCGTACCCGAAGTACCTTCAACAATGAGGCCAGATTTAATTCTAAAGTTTTTTGTTACTGTTGCCATTTATATGACTCCTCTTACTGCTTTTTTTGTTATGCTTTAAGCGCTGTTCTTGAAAATCTAACTGAAATAGAACCAGAAACAGGGGTGATTCTTAAACTAATTATACCTG